TTTTTAATAATTTTTTTATTACTAGTGATATATTTTTTGTAGTATGTTAATAGTAATAAAAAAAATTATTTGATAATTGAATATTTCTTTTCTTATAAAGAAATATCAAGTTTTTTGTAACGGATCATCGAGTAGAAAATGTAGAAAAAGAATCTGGATATAAAATATTAGTAGAAGCTTATTATACAGCTATAATGAATCATTTTTTTGATATGATTAAATATAAAAGTGGTATGTCAATATTACATCTAATTCAATGTCCTGGAGAAATATACCAAGGTACAAATATTACAGCAAATATATTAATAGAAACAGTAAAAGAATATTTAATTAAAAATAAACCAAAATTAAATAATCCTAATTTTAGAATATCAATAGATTATAAACAGTAGTAATTAATTAATTATTTTTTAATAAATAATAAAAACCAAATGCAATAATTATAATAATAAAAATTAAATAATATTTTAAATTTGAATTTATAATTATATCTTTATTCAATATCATATTTTTTAGATCTTCGTCGTCATAATCAGTATCTATATTATAATTATCAAAATAGTTCCAATCTCTAACATTTTTTTCTCGATCTGCATCTCCGCGTGTCATTTTAACTTTTTCAAAAAAATCTTTACTTTGAATTGGATAATGATTTAATCTAAATATTTCTGATAATTCAATATTATTTGTATATCCATCGTTTAACCAATGAATATTTACAGATGATGAATTTATATTTTTTGTTTGAAATATATATTTTGTATTTATATTTAAATTTTTTACTCTTTTAGTTAAACTAATTCTAATATCTTTAGGATGTTCGATACAATTATTACTTCCGAACATTCTCCATTTAGATGTTATAAAATCATAATCTTCATAATTTTTTAATTCAGTACTTATTTTTGAATTATAACAATAAAAAAATTCATCTAAATCGGCAACTATTAACCATTTAGTAGCTTCGTTTAATTTTTCTTGATCATAAACATATTGATAATGCTCTTGTTGTTTAAATTTTTCAGGTAATATGTATAAAGTAATTGGATAATTATTTTTGATTAAATCATTAATTATATTAACAGAGTCATCATCACTGCCATTATCAATTAAATAAAAATGATCAACACCTTGATAAATATAATGATCTATCCATAATTTTAAATTCATAGCTTCGTTTTTCATAATAGCCAAGATTGATAAATAGTTCATAATTATTTACTATATTATTAATATAATATAATAATTTTAAGTTATAAATAATGATATAAATTTTGTTTCAACACAAAATAAAGCATGTAAAATTTGTCCATATATAAATAATAATGTAAATGTTAACCATATATTAATTTTATAATATTTAGATATAAAATAAGCTCCAATAAATGTCATAATAATATCTATTATTGCAAAGTCAAATATTCTAATAGAATGAACACCTTCTCTAGGTTTGCCAAATATATCTTTATATTTTGCAAATATACACATTATAATATAATATGCATATTATAATTTATTAAATAATATTTTTATATTTATAATTTATTAATCTTTCGGTAGTATCATTTTCCGTAGGTTCTAAACAATAATACCATTCCGAAATATTACTTTTAGGAAAGATATCTAAATCTAAATCTAAATTTTCATATTTATTATTTAAATAAAATTTAATAATATACTGTCTATATATTATTAAATTTTTTATTATATTTTTGGAATCAAAAACAATATTAGTATCAATATGTCTATTCAAATCAATATCAGGGAACATAATTTTTAAAGGATTTAATAATATTTCAAAAATTTCTTTTTTAGAATTTTTAATAATTAATTGTTCGCATTTTGTACAACATAAATTTATAGATTTATATTTTTTACATATAACACACAATTTATTTCTTAAATCAATATTTATATATTGATTTATATCACTATAATGTTTAACACAATCAATACAAATAGCTTTTTGTCAGGCATAAAATAATGCTTCATAAGAACTTTTATCTCTATTAAAAGCAAATTGTTTCCAATTAATCATTTTTGCAGCATTGCTATAATATTTACCTTTATATATTGTTTTAGATTTACATGGATTTATAACATTTTTATAATTAATACACATTTTTTTTCGAATATGTATATTTGTGATGGTATTAAAACCTGTGCCTATATATTTATTTTTTCCTCTTCCTGTAAATTATTAAACGCGTTAATTTCAGTTGTTTGCATTGTATATAATACAACATTTATTATTCCTATTTTTATTAATTTAATATTAACTAATTTTTTTTTCAATATTTTTAATAACTATATAATATATTTAAACATTAATATATACTAATATATAAATATATATTATGTCTTTGTATAAAGATATATCAATTTTAGTTGTAACTCCAGCATATGGAGGACAAATTTTTGCAGGGTATTTAACTAGTTTATTAAAATTTGAAAGATTATGTAAAGATAAAAATATTTTAGTAGATTATGAGTTTTGTTATAATGAAAGTCTTATACCGAGAGCAAGAAATACATTAGCACATACTTTTATGAATTCAACAAAATATACACATTTATTATGTTTAGATGCGGATATTGAATTTGAACCCGAAGATATCATAAAAATGTTGGATTATAATAAACCTTTGGTTGGTGGAGTATATCCTAAAAAAAAAATAAACTGGGAAAAAGTAACAGAATTAGTAAATCAAAATAATGAAAATAAATTAACAACAGACATTATACAAACTATGACTAAAGAACCAGTAGTAATATTGTTAGATGATCCTACAATTAATTTAAATGATGATTTTATAGAAACAAGATATACAGGAACAGGAATATTATTGATTCAAAGAAATGTATTAGAAAAAATGCGTGAAAATTTTCCAAATGATATATATAATGCAGTAAACATAAATTATTTTCGTTATTTTGATACGGAGTTAAAAGATGGCATTTATTTATCAGAAGATTATTGGTTTTGCGATAGATGGCGGCAATTAGGAGGTAGTATATATATATATACTAAATTTAGATGTAGACATTGGGGAACATATGCGTTTTAACATTAAATTGATTATTTTATAATAAAGAAAATTTATTGAAATGTTTGTCATCATCTACAATAAAGAAACTGATGATAATGACATACTCATGTATCTGACAAATGTATTAGTTAGTCAGACGCACGAGTGCACCAAAGAGCGCAGCCAGCGCAGAGGGCGCAGAGGGCGCAGAGGGCTCAGAGGGTACCGAGGCCGCGCAGGCCACAAATTCCCATCCAGCTTCTTTATCCTCTTTAATGATGACAACAACGTCATCATCGTCACCTTTGACATCATCGGTGTAGATTACACAAGTACTTGTGCCTAGAGTGTTGCCATGGATGATAATTCCATCCTGCCCAAGTTTGGACATATCCAGGGGTGCAACAATTGAAGACATTGTTTCAATATTATTAAATAAATGGATTTACTACAAAATAAAAAAACTCAATTTTTTTTACATATATTATTATATAATGACTTATAATATAGATATTTTATGTTTGTATTTTTTACAATATATGGTATTTTACATTTAGTATTCTCAAATTCAAGCTTAATTAATTATGAAAAATATGAAAAAGAATTAATTAATATAAAAGAATTTAATTCATATTGTACAAAAAATAAAAAAATCAAAAGTATATTACCATACAATTCCAAAATTAGAAAATGATATTAAATCTGATAAAAATTTAGCTTTAGTTACTTTTTATTTTATTATATAGGTTTTATAAATAAATCTAAGAATAATAGAACATACAAATTTTTTATACAATTATTATTACAAATTTTTATTTTAATTACATTGATATTATTAATGGTAATTCATGTAAAAATTTTTAACAAGTATGGAAACGATCATAAAACTGATAAAAATTTTATTATTAATTATCATGACTTTTAAAAAAGAGGTATTAAAACAACTGTAAAATACTGGATATTCAGTAATAATTTGGAAATGATAATTTTATTGTTGTCTATTATTTATTTTTAATTCACAATAAAAATAATCTAAATAATATAATAATGATAAAAATATATTATTTAGATTATTGTCCTTATAGTCAAGAAGCATTAAAAATATTAGATAAATATAAAATAGAACATCATAAAATAGAATCTAGTAATAATAAAAATGATAGAAAGCAATTTTATCCAACATTTCCTCAAATATATTGGAATGAAAATTTAATCGGTGGTTATAGTGAAATTTCTAAAGTAATAAATAATTTACAACATAAAAACATACCATTAAATAAAAATAATTGGGAAAAAAAACAATGGTTAAAATTTTTAATTGATATATCAAATAAATTATAGGTAAATTATACAAGTTATTTATAAAAAAAACTACCGAAGCATAAAAATGCTGTAAAACATTTTTATGCTATTAAAATGTACGTAGGTGTGCGTCGCGCAACGGGTTGACGTCATCACCACGGAAGATAGGGGGGTACGTACCACTGGAGGTACCAGTGGAGGTACCAGTGGAGGTACCAGTAGAGCCAACACAAGACAACTCTTGCGTCATCTGATAAAAACTAAAAAAATAATAGAATTTGCAATAAAAATAAAATTCAATTTTTTTTAATAATATCATACAAAATAAAATAATATCTATCTTTTTATTATATGAAAACAAATATAAAAGATGATTTTTATACATATATAAATTATAATTGGTTAAAAAATATAAAATTGAATGATAATAAATCAAAATTAACAGAATTTGTAATTTTAAATGATAAAAATAAAAAAAAAATAAAAAAAATTATATTTAAAAATAAATTATTAAAACATATTTATAAATTAGGATTATCTGAAAAGAATTTTAATGATATATATCCTTTAATTGATTTTATAAAAACAAATACTTTTGAAACTATATTAGCTTATTTTACAAACATTGGTATAGATCATTTATTTGACATAAAAGTAGAAGAAAATTTATTTAATAACAAAAACAATATTTTATATTTTGATCAACCGTCTTTATCTATAAATAAAGAAATGTATAATAATCCAAAAATTTATAATGAATATAAAAAATATGTTTATAAGTATGGTCAAATATTAAAACAATATGATATAAATATTAATATTAAAAATATATTAAAATATGAAAAAAAATTAAATAATTTATTAAAATCATTAGAAGAACATAGAAATATAAATGAATATTATACTTTAATAAAATATAATGATTTTAAAAAAAGAATTAATTTTAATTTAAATAAATATATATCATTATTATTTCCTAATATACAAATAAAAGAAATAATAATAGGTAATATTAATTATTTTAATTTTATAAAAGATGAATTAGTAATAAAAGATTATTTAATATTTAAATTAGTAGAAAGTTGTGGTATATTTTTAGATGATGAATTTGAAAAAATAAATTTTAATTTTTATGGACGTACTATTTCAGGTATTAAAAAAAAAAAATCTAATAAAACTAAAATATTAAATATGATTTCAAATATATTTTATGATTATTTAGGAATTGAATATTGTAAAAAATATTTTACAAAAGAATCAAAATATTATATAATTAAAATGATAAAAAATATAAAATTATCAATGGCTGAACGATTAAAAAAATTAGATTGGATGAGTACTCAGACAAAAAAAAAAGCATTATTAAAATTAAAATCAATGAAATATAAAGTTGGATATCCTAATAAAATAAGAAATTATTCACAATTAAAATTATGTGATAATATTTTTGATCAAATAATGACAATAAATAAATATTTGATCCAAATGAATTTAAAAAAAATAAATAAAAAACCAGATATTGAACATTGGAGTATGGGAGCACATGAAATAAATGCTTACTATAATCCTGTTCAAAATGAAATGGTTTTCCCTGCAGGAATACTACAACCACCTTTCTTTAATATTAAAAAATCTGATGCATATAACTATGGTAGAATTGGTTTTATAATTGGTCATGAAATATGTCATGGTTTTGATGATCAAGGAAGAAATTTTGATGAAAAAGGTAATTTAAAAAATTGGTGGAATACAAGTGATGAAAAGAAATATAAAAAAAAAATTAAATTATTACAAGATCAATTTGATAAAATTAAATTAGATAATAATAAAATTAATGGATTATTAACACTAGGAGAAAACATTGCAGATTTATGCGGTGGAACAATAGCATTTAATGCATTAATAAAATCTAATAAAAATTTAACATTAAAAGATAAAAAAGATTTTTTTATTAATTATGCAAAATTATGGCGACAAAAAATAAGGCCAAAAGAATTAACACGATTAATAAAATCAGATGTTCATTCACCAGGAATATTAAGAGTAAACGAAACATTAAAGAATATGGATGAATTTTATGATACATTCAATATTACTAAATATGATAAAATGTATATTAAACCTGAAAATAGAGTAAAAATATTTTAAATTATATAATGTCTGATCCTGAAAAAAATACTTTTGATTAACTCATAAAGAATTAAAATAACTAATACCATACACAATACTAATAGTAATAATAGTAATATTATTAATAATATATTTGATTTATCGATATAATAATAAAAGCATTAAAAGTAAAATTATAAAAAAAATGTTGGTAAGTATAAAAATAAATATAATTTAACAATAGAAGTAAATAACAATTATAATAATAAAATAGATACTTTAGAGTTAGCAAAATATTATGAAAATAATGATTCAATGTTAAAAAACAAGGAGATAATATAACAATTTATTATTTAAAAATTATAGTTATTTATATGCTCCAAAAAGTTATATTTATCATAAAAATATTATAAATTATATTATTAGTTCTATTTTATTTACTAATGACTTTATAATAGATCAAATAAGGTAAAATTATAATGTTAAGTTATGAAAGAAAAACTTTTAGTAAGTATTATTTAACAATAGAAGTAAATAATAAAATATGTTTAACTTTCATGGATTCAAAATTAAATTAATAATTTAATTTTGAATCTAAATATATTTACATAAAATAATTATATATATATATATATAAATAAATGAGTAATTTTAATAATTATGATTATACCAATAATTATGATAATGATTTATATCATAATTATGTTTTTGACAAAATTTTATCAAATGGAAAATTAGGTCTAATAGTAGGTGGAATAATATTATTAATATTTTTTATATATATTATAATTGATTTTATTAGACATAAAAGTATTAAAGGTAAGATTATAAACATTTATAAACGAAGAAATAATAATACATTACAAGATAAATTTCCATATAATAAATTTCCATATTATAAATTTCCATTTTTGCATGAATTAGAAATAGAATTTTATGATAATAACATAAAAAAAAATATAATATTATATAGATATTATAGATATGATAAATCTATTACTGAGATAAAAAACAATCCAATATTTATATATTACGATACTTTTTTTAAAAAATATAAATATGGTGGAAATAGTATAATTATTAAAAAGTAAAAAAAGATATAAATATTACTCCAATAATAAACATAAAAATAGGAAATTAAAAATATATCAAAAATGTATTAAAGATATTATTGTTATAGTAATTATGAAATAAGTAGAGAATAAAGCACAAATAAATTATATATTAAATTTTTTTAGTAGATGTATTTAACTATAATTCTTAAAATTTAAAAAGTTGAGATTATGGATTTATAAATATATTTATATTATTAAATAATAATATAAATATATTACATTCAAAATTAATAATTTAATTTTAAATACATATATGATAAACATATTTTATTTTCATTTAATATTTAGATTTTTTTATAAATGATAAAAGCTTAAATTATATATCGAAATTGATATTAAAAAATTTTGATATTATAATAAATTAATTAATAATATTAATATTCATTTTTTTAAATAAATATATATTTATTTTTTTTTTTAAAATCATCTTTTTTTATATTACCACATATAACACTATAATAACCATTATTAATAGAATTTATAATTTTATCAACATTATCAGGATTATAATTATAATTTTCAATTAATTTATATTTTAATAAATCTAAATTAGGAGGACACCATATAATATCTTCTTTTTTTATTTTTATTACTGGAGGATTTTTAAAATAATTAATAATTTCTTTATAATTATAATTTTCAGGAAACTCATATTTATTAAGTTTTTTTATAGATTTTATATTTTTGTATTTTAGAATTAATTCATATGCTTTTTTCATACCTATTTTTTTAATAGTTGTACAATAGTCACAACCAAATAATATAGATAATTCTATAAATTCGTCATATGTTATATTTAATTCTTTTAAAATTATATCTAAATCATACATCTCTAGTTTATTATTAAAACCTTTAATTAATTTATTTGTTCCAAAAGTTAATAAATCCATGTCTTCAGAAATAACTGCATAAGCTATACCTTCTTTAACTAAATATGCACATTGTGAATCTGCTTCAGAAGGCGAATCAATATATGGTATTCCTAAAATATTTAACATTTCTTTACATTCTAAAATTTGCTCTTCAGTAATTTTTAGTGATCTTTTTTCCATTTTTATTTTATCATCTTTTGATAAAATATTATTTGTATCTTCTAATTTATCTAATGCTTTCTGTTTTAATTGATTTCTATATTGTAATGTTTTTGTTTTCATTTCTGGAGGTTTCCCGTCAAATACAAAAATAGGATAAATTTTTTTCTTAATATATGTTAATACTTTTATAATAATTGCATGAATATGACTAGTAATTTTACCATCTTTATTTTTTAAATCATCATTCGATTTTATAGCAATTAAAAATTGATATAAGATTAACGAAGCATCAATTGCTATAACTTTATCTTCTAAGTCATTAAAATTAATTTTAACATAACCATTTGCAGAATGTTCTTTAATAAACTTTGTCAAATTTTTAATACCCATATTGATAAGTATATTAATAGATATATTTTTAAATTATTAATTTATAAATATTCAATTTTTTTTAATATATATTTATATATGTATGGATAGTTTTGATAAATTGACTAGTTTATTAAATGAATATTTTGACTATGTTAAACAAAAAAAGCATATAAATATTATTGTTATAGGTGGATATGATTGGTCTAACAATGACAACATAAAAAAAAACACAGATAATTATAAAAAATGGAATAATATAAAACAATGTGATTATAGTGAAATGGAAAACTATATAATTAATAAAAAAAAAGAAAATATATTTATAAAAATAATAGCTGTTGATCCTAGTTATCCTTTCACAAAAGGAGATATTCAAATTCCACATTATAAAGCCAATGTAACATATGATAGTGTGGAATATTTAGATATAAATGCACATAATATAATAGTAACTTTTTATGGTAGACTATTACCAACGTTTTATAATTTCAAAAATAATAAAATAATTAATTCAACTTACAATGAAGACAAAATTGAAATATTAAAAAAATATAAAATTACATACATAAATACTACTAATTGGGTTGCAACTAGTAACACAAAACTTGATATTTCTTTATAAATTTATATAGAAATATTAGTCTTTTTCTTTGTATTTCCTTAATCCATTCATTTTAGCAGTAAATATATTCATTATTTGTAACATATCCTTTACTAATTCTTCTTCTGGTTCTAAATCTTTATTTTTATTTAATATAATTATTCTTCCATTTGAATAT